GGTTGGAAAGACCTAGTAGAAGACATTGAAGTAATGATTGAGGCTACAGACCGCTTAGGCGGTATAGAAACAGAACAACAACTCCACTTCAAGAAGGGCGAAATGTCCATCATGAACTGGATCAAGACTTTAAGAGAGTCTAGTACAGAAGTTTATGAGCAGCTTTCTCAAGAGGAAGATAATGCCTAGACGAATGTACGACTTTAAGTGTAAAGATTCGCATGTCACTGAATCCTTTGTAGATGTTGAGACAAAAGAAACTCAGTGTAGCGTATGTGACGGGACTGCTACCCGTATCCTCACCCCACCGAGGATCTATTTAGATCCAATCAGTGGCGACCACCCTTCAGCAACAGCGAAGTGGGCTAGACAGAGAGCTGAGAAGCTGGCTGTGGAGAGGAAAACAAATGCAAATCACGGCTCATAAGTGAACTCTTGATCACCGAGCTATTTTTAATTATCCTAAAATCGCATTGCGACAGGAGTATATATGGCTGCTAATTTTATCGAACTGCAAGAAGAAGTATCTAACGAAGCTTTAACCGACTTAAATCAACAAGGCAGTACAATACCAGACGCTGAAGAAACTATCTCAGCACAACCTGAAGAGATTGCTACCGAAGTTGAAATACCTGAGAAGTATAAGAATAAATCTCTTGATGAGATTGTTCGTATGCACCAAGAAGCTGAAAAGCTTATCGGTCGTCAGGCACAAGAGGTAGGTGAAGTACGCAAGTTAGCTGACTCTCTTCTAAAGCAACAACTCGAAGCCAAGCACGACAAGCAGCCTGAACCAGCACAAGAGATTGATTGGTTTGAAGATCCCCAAAAGGCAATTAACCAGGCACTAGAGTCTAATCCAGTTCTGAAGCAGCTACAAGAGCAACAAGCAATTCAAGCTCAACGAGCAGCCTTAGATGTAATTGAGAAGAGTCATCCTGATTTTGTAAGTGTAGCACAGTCCGAAGACTTTCAACAATGGGTTGCAGAGTCTAAGGTAAGGCAGCGTCTTTACAACGATGCTAATAACTATGATGCTGATTCAGCTTTAGAACTACTCAACAACTACAAGTCGTTGCGTGGTTTAAAGCAGCAAAAAGAGGAAACCTCTAAAGCTGCAGATGAAGCACTGAAGAAGACAGATAGTGAAGGTCGTAGTAAAGCACTAAAAGCAGCAGCTGTGCAACAAGGCGGTACAGGGGAAACAGGTAAACCAGTATATCGTCGTGCAGACTTAATTCGCTTAAGAATGCAAGATCCGAGCAGGTACGAAAGTATGGCAGATGAAATTCTCACTGCCTACGCAGAAGGACGAGTTCGGTAATTTTATTTTATAATTTTATTTAGGAGTATTAAAAATGGCAGCAGTAACATACCCAGGTGGATCAACATCCATCGTAAACAAAACAGCAGCAGACAAGTTTATCCCAGAAATTTGGAGTGACGAAGTAGTCGCTGCATACAAGAAAAACTTGGTTCTCGCTAATCTCGTAAACAAGATGACCATGAAGGGCAAGAAAGGCGATGTACTTCACATTCCTAAGCCAACTCGTGGTGTAGCAACTGCTAAGTCAGCAAACACAGCAGTAACAATCCAAGCTGATACCGAGACTGAAGTTTTAGTTTCGATTGACCAGCACTTTGAGTACTCACGTTTTATTGAGGACATCGTTGAAGTTCAGGCTTTGGCATCACTCCGTCGCTTCTACACAGAAGATGCTGGCTATGCTTTGGCTAAGAAGATTGATGACACCTTGTTCCAATTAGGTAAGTCTTTCGGTAACGGTGACGCTTCTGACTGGACACACAGCACCAGCTATTACATCGACACTTCTACTGGTCTAACAGCTTACGCTGAAGATACTGTAGTTGCTGCTGACGTATTCACTGACGCTGGATTCCGTGCCTTGATCAAGCTCATGGACGATGCTGATACCCCAATGGATGGTCGTTTCTTCGCAGTACCTCCATCACTTCGTGCTGCTATCATGGGCATCGATCGCTACAATTCTAGCGACTTCGTTGATGGTCGTGGTGTTCAGAACGGCATGATTGGTCAGCTGTATGGTATCGATATCTATGTATCGAGCAACTGCCCAGTTATCGAAACTGATGCTAACAACAGCGTTGGTGGCGATGTTAAAGCAGCTATCTTGGCTCACCGTGATACAATGGTGTTGGCTGAGCAGATGGGTGTTCGTTCACAGACTCAGTACAAGCAAGAGTATCTCTCGACTTTGTATACTGCAGACACGCTGTATGGTGTTAAAGTAGTACGTCCAGATACTGGCTTCGTATTAGCTGTTAACGGCTAAGTAGTAAGTAACCAGGATAGCCTCTTCGGAGGCTGTCTTGTTTTAGTGTATTCCAAGAGTGCATTAAAACAAGTCAAGGAGAATAAATGTCAATCTACAGAGGCGCAGGTGGTGCAGGAGATGCTGTAGCAGACTCCGCTAGTGAAGCCCTACTAGTTCGTGAACTCGCTGTAGAAGTTCAAGCAGACGCTGACGCTGCTGCTGCAAGTGCTACAGCTGCTGCAAGTTCTGCTAGTGGTGCATCTTCTTCAGCTAGTGCAGCAAGTACTTCAGCAAGTAATGCTTCAACCTCTGCAACCAATGCAAGTAATAGTGCATCAACAGCTTCAACACAAGCAACTAACGCATCTAACTCTGCCACTGCAGCTCAGACTGCAGAGACTGCTGCTGAACTAGCAGAAACCAACGCAGAGACTGCACAAGCTGCTGCTGCATCTAGTGCTTCTGCAGCATCCTCTTCAGCGACTACAGCAAGCACTGCGGCAACAAACGCTTCTAACAGCGCATCTGCAGCATCCACTTCAGCCACTAACGCAAGTAACTCAGCTACGGCTGCTTCTACGAGTGCATCCAATGCTTCTACGTCAGCTACTTCTGCTTCAAATTCAGCATCGTCGGCTACTACGTCTGCAAGCAATGCCTCAACATCAGCAACCAACGCATCTAATTCTGCTACTTCAGCTTCAACATCAGCTACAACAGCTACTACTCAAGCAGGTATAGCAACAACACAAGCATCTAATGCTTCTACATCAGCTACCAATGCAAGCAATAGTGCTACATCAGCTTCTACCTCAGCATCTACAGCAACCACACAAGCCACTAATGCAAGCAACAGTGCAAGCGCAGCATCTACATCAGCTACTAATGCGAGTAACTCAGCCTCTGCTGCAAGCACATCCGCAAGCAATGCAGCATCAAGTGCTACAGCCGCTGCAGCATCTGCCGCTGAAGCTGCTAATAAGGTAGCTAAAACTAGCGATACTGGCTCTGCTGTTATTCCTAAAGGAACTACTGCTCAGCGTGATGGTTCTCCTGTAGATGGTTACTTTCGTTATAACTCTGAGTTAGATTCATTCGAGGGTTATGTTGATGGGGCTTGGGGTGGAGTTGGTGGCGCACAAGCTGGTGGAGTAATCTACGAGAACGGAACTACAATCAACACAAGTTATACACTTGGTACTGGTAAGAATGGCTTTAGCGTAGGCGCAATCACCGTAGCAAGCGGTGCTACTTTAACTATTCCTAGCGGTCAACGCTATGTCATTCTCTAAGGAATTAAGATGAGTCTAGTATTACAATCAAGCGGTGGCGGTCAAATTACAATCCAAGAACCTGCAACTGCTAGTAACTTTACGCAGACTTTAGTTGACACAACAGAAACATTAGCACCTGTTGTTAGAGGCACTGCTGTAGCTTCTACATCAGGAACAAGTATTGATTTTACTGGTATCCCTTCTTGGGCTAAAAGAATTACTATTATGTTTAGTGGAGTTTCAACCAATTCTACTTCAGTTGTTCTTATTAGATTAGGCACTTCTTCTGGCATTGAAACAACAGGTTATTTATGTGGTGCTGCTGTTACTGGAGTTACCTCCGCAGCTTCTACTGTAGGATTTAATACTATTTTTAGTACAGCAGGTAATGTACGACACGGTACTTTTGTTTTAACTAATTTAACAGGGAATATTTGGACTGGCTTTGGTATGTTGAATGACGGCACTGCTGTTGCAACCATTGCTGGGACAAAAACAACAGCAGCAACTTTAGACCGAGTTCGGATTACTACAGTCAACGGCACAGACACATTTGATGCTGGTACTATTAATATCTTATACGAGTAAACATATATGCCATACGGAACAGTTAATGCTGATGTTATTGGAACAAGCGTAATAAATAGTAATTTAGGTGCTGGTAATGCAACTATCATAAAAAACCGCATTATTAATGGTAATTTTTATGTAGCACAACGAGCCACTTCTGCAACCATTACTGCTGGTTCAACTATTGCTGCTGGTTATGCAACAGTAGATAGATTTTATGGTTACTGTACGGGTGCTAACGTAACAATGGCACAAGTAGCTGGCGCAGGAAACAATCGTAATTTATTGCAATTTACAGGTGCGGCATCTGTTACAGCAATCGGCTGCGGTCAGCGTATTGAATCTTTAAATTCGTATGATTTAGCTGGTCAAACAGTTACTTTATCTGCTTTTATTGCAAACAGTCTTTTAACTTCAGTAACTTGGACTGCTTATTACGCTAATACAACTGATACATTCGGCACTTTGGCAAGCCCTACACGCACTCAAATTGCTACAGGCACATTTACAGTTACTTCCACGCTAACGCAATACAGCGCACAAATAGCAATCCCATTAGCCGCAACAACTGGTATTGAAATTGTATTTACTGTAGGAGCGCAAACAAGCGGCACATGGCAATTAGATAGAGTTCAACTAGAAGCAGGTAGTTTTGCTACTGGATATGAATACAGA